GTAGCCGTCTGTGCTAAAAAAACACCCTCATTGAGCGCACCTTTGCGTAGGTTGCAGCTCTTACACAGAACACGAAGATTATCCAGGCTATGGTCTCCACCTACCTTGCGTGGGATGATGTGATCAATGTGCATTTCACCTTCGTCTGTGCCACACAACTGGCAGCTTCTACCATCACGCATGAACACACGCTCTCGCTGTTCGCGGTATCGTCTGCTGTTTAACTTATCAATAGCCATTAGATCTCATCATAACAATTACCACATAGCCACCAAGCATGGACTTGCATAGCTTCTGCTTCATCGATGCGTGTCTCACATCTATTACACATAACAGTATCTTCTATATCTAATGCCATCCCTTAGCCTTCCAATGATCTAATGCTATGCATGGCTCACCATACCGATTACCTATGTACTTTAATCCCCATTGTATCTGAGTATAACCATCTTGGTCTTTAAGCCATGTACTTCTACCTTGAGGTATTCCATAGTGTGATCCATTAGCTGCTTTAGGATTCCATGCTGATTCTTTACCATAGAGTATTGCTAAGCATTTATATTGCTTATAGTTATAACCTAATGAATGTAATGCATATTCTTTATAGCTTACATATTGCATTGGTTTAGATCCACCTGCTTCAGGCACTAAGCATAGAGCTATCCCAATAGCTACTAGCACCCCGCAAGCTACGCCCCTAAGGGGCTTGCGGTGAGCCTTTGAGAGGCTCTGCGCCGTTAGCGTACCATCGCTGTCAAATCCATTAGTAAAAGTCCTGCTCAGAGCGGTGTGTCGTTTCATAATGTCTCCTTATCATTACCCTGTGGATAACTTCTGTGGATAACTATTTATCTGTTGAGTAGAAGCCTTTGCCCTTAAAGTGAGTAGCTGCAGCGCCTATAACCTTAACCATTGGCTCGTTGCAGTAGTTACATAGGACTACTGGTCTATTGTGCCATCCATGATTGATCTCTTGATTAAGATTGCATCTGGTGCATTTGTAGTCATAGGCTGGCAAGTTAAACACTTCCTTATCATGTATGACCCACATCCAGAGCATCGGTCTATGTCTGCTTCAGTGGGTTCTTTGTCTAGGTGACCGTATCTTAATATGAGTAGTGGCAAGAGATCCTCTAAACGGATGATGGCGGCATACTCACGCGCATCTTCACCCTGTCCGTTTAATCGTATTACCCCGAACCCCAATTCCCCCGATATGTCGGTTCGAGCTTTTAATTGCTTTATGTACGCTAAAGGTTGGAAGCCAGATCTTGCTTTGACCTCAACATCAAAAGGCACATTAACAATGTCCTTGCCACTACCCCTTCCCACACATGCGCCTTGCCACCAAGTCGATAGGTACTCAGCTACTACGCGCTCCGTGCGGAAACCTCTGTGTTTCCTATGCTGACTCATAAATGATGTTTGTTCTCGCATCTATTACAGAAGAATAAAATAGCACCATCGTGGAGACGATCGTACTCATTGACCTGTGTAAAAGCATCGCAGTCTGAGCAGTTCTCAACCCCACCATAGCCGCTAAAACTGTACACATGTCGATCTACTGGAGAGCGATAAATCTCATCAAAGTTAAAGTTAGCCATGAGCCATGTATCCTAACGCTACGCCACCGATGAACAGGCACAACACTAAAAACACTAAGAGCTTCTCTGATTCATCCATTGACTGCCTTGCACTTCCTGCACTGCCATGTGCCTGCCGTTAGTATGCCGTCTTTAATTACTGCCGGGATAATAATGTCATGAGCTTCTGTCGGCTCATTGCATAACTGGCAGTTAATTGTGGTGATAAATGGAATGTCATTTAGATCAGTCCATTCGCCATCTTTGTCTATGTTGTATACCTCGATGTAACCCATTTATACTCTCGCCTTCTGTGGCTCGAACTTGCCTTGTGAATTAAGTGTGTACCACTTTGTAGGGCATTTAGCTTCTCCTATGCGTGTTGCATATCCACAGAAGTAGCCACCCCATGCCTTGTTATTCTTTTCACCCTCGCGCCATATCATGTGCCCATGCTCGCATGATGGTGCTTCGACTGCTTCACCAGTTCCCATGATTCCAGCTACATTCTCAATAGCCTTCTCAAGTGTTACAGGTGCATCTACTACGCCTTTGTATTCATTGACAGGTGTAGTCCAATAGTCCTGATCGTCTGCCTTGACCTCTTGGACAGGTGGCTTTGCTACTTTTGTAGCAACGACCTTAGTCATTTCTTCTCGGCTTGGTCTCTTTCCTTTAGGCGCATAACCTGCATTTGCAAGTGCTCTGCCGATCGCTGAAGTCTCGCAATTCTCCAGTGCTGAAGTCTGATTAACACCGCGACTAGACACTGTCTCTTCAGCGTATCCCGTTGCCCACGCAACGCCATCGCTAGCATCCTTAAATAAATACGCCTTAACAATGTATCGAGTCGCCTCGACCACCTCAAGCTCTGTTGCAATACGGAACGATGGATAGTCCTTAATAAACTTCTCAAGTCTCACCTCAACTGGTTCATAGTCGGCTAAATTAAACATAAAGATCGTTCTCCTCGGTTGCTAGTTGTCCTGCAAGTGCGCCATAGCTGCATAGGTCAATCCAGTTGTCGATGTGCTGGGCTGACTGATTAGTCCTGGCAAGTTTAACAAGCACCATAATCCCTGCCACTTGATAATCATGGATCGGTGTTTGTAGGTATGCGCTAAGGAGCATTGCGGTGTGTTGCAGGTTATCCGCAGGGTGACCGTACGATAGCCCACGGTCACGGATCGTGTCGGTGGCTGTGAGTAAGATTTCATTAGCGCGCATCTGTTGTCACTCGCTGAAATGACTTGGCTACGATCAAGCCTTCACGCTTGCCTTCGTTAAAGCCTTTAGCCCAACCTACTAAATACCATAAAGCATTAGCTGCGAGTAGCAGCACTATAATTGGCATCTCAAAGCTCATTGTTTTACCTATCTGTATCCAGTGCCCTTGACTGGCTTACGAGATTAGTGTGACAGAAGTGACCGACTAATCAAGCACATTTAGGTAACGACTTTATAACGATTATCTAGGTCTGCCGTAGGACTTTCCAGCAACTATAAAGGTGCCGTCCTTTTCGATGTTGATTAGATCTACCTGGACTTTAGTTTTGTTTACATAAATGATTGCGAAAGCCTGCTGCCAATTAGCCACGCCCTTAGTGTACGCAGCCTGTTTAAAGTCCATGAGATTACCTACTTCGACACCATGCAAGACACGCCCTATACGACCCCCAGAAGCCTCTGAGAAGGCCGAACGGCCGGCTCTGTGAGTATGTCCTGAGATGACATTCTTACCATGCCTACGGGCTGCTTCTAGGGCTGATAAGCCCCCTTGTGGCTTTATCGGTGTGTGGTCTCCATGTACTGCAATCCAGTTAGGTGCAATAGGCATAGGGTTCTTATGAAAGGTAATACCTAGCTCATCAAACTTCATGAACTTCTCAAAGCGCAGCTCTGGCAAAGCACCAAAGGCAGGTACTTTAGCCATGATGATGTTGTACAGGCGATCCGTGTGGTTAGACCTTATGCAGTCTGTAACGCCTAAATCCCAGAGTAGCTGCACTGCTTCGTTGCGGTCATCGTCTAGGGTCTGGGCATAACTGCCCATGCGACCTTCTTCCCACTTGCTTATCTGGGGTAGATCGATCTCATCGCCAATGGTTACTACTTGGTCTGGCTTAAACTTAGATATAAAACTAGCAAGGTTACGAGTTGCAACCCTGTCATGATAAGGAACCTGAAGGTCACTCACTACGACTATTCGCTTAATCGTCATCCTCATCTTCGTAATCGCCTAGCTTCTCAGGCGGTACTTGATCAGGCAGAATCCAATGAGGGTAAGCCTGTGGCTCTGTAATCATAAACATAGCAATATCTTCAGCGAACCCTGCTCGCTTTAACGATAGAAAATACTCATAAAGCCCAATGCAATAAGCATCAAGCTTTGAGTAGCCCTGCTCTTCTAATGCTTTAGTTGCTTTTCTTGCCATAGGAAAATTATCGCTCTAGAAGAAGGTTATAAATCTCATCGACACGCCCGTTAAGTCTTTTGATTTCAGACATAAGGTGTGTGATGACAAAGCCAGCCAAGCCACCCAATGTTACGAGTGTGGCTATGTAGAGCTCAAAAAAGTCTGCCTGTGTCACTTCTTGATACCCATAGAAGGATCATTAGGTGAAAGGTAGCGCAGTACAGGTGGAAGGATAGAAGCAATACCTGCTGCGATAAGTGCCTTAGGGTCTGTGACTCCTGCTGCTGCCATCGAGATAACTGCTACTAAGAAGGCTCTAGCCCAAGATCCTGCTGCTGTCTTTAGTTCATTCATTACTTGCTCCTAACATAGGTATCTGAAAAAAAGCCCCATCATTGTCAGCTTCTTTCGCAAACGAGATGTGACAGTGGTGGTTGTGTTTGTTAGCCCCTGTGTACTCTCGCCATGCCCAACCCTTTTTGCTTGAGGCAATTCGACCATCAAAGATAATGTAGGTAATTCTGCGTTCCTTTTTAGACTTGCATAGGAGACGAATCTGATCTGCAATATCTGGCATGAGGTCTGGTTTACTCCTACCACTGACATCACGATCAACATCGATGGCACGAACCCAGCCATTAGCATCGGGATTATGATCGCTAGGCTTAGCCTGATGTCGGGTATCACCAATCCAACCATCCGATGTGCGGTCACGACTTGGGAATGTGTCATCGAACTGCTCGCGTAATTGCTTGGCAGCTTTACTTAGTTGTGGCTTCACAGTCCAAGTGCAGCCTTTAAATCATCAACAGATAAACCAACGCTTGCTAACTTCTCAGCGATAGTAGGTTCTTCTTTTGCAGGTGTTGGATTGATCCACTTGTCATCTGCTTTGTGAGCATCAACAAAACCTTCTAATACTGATTGTTCTACGGATGAGTTAATGATTGTTTCGCCTGTTGGCTCAGAAATGATGTTCATGTCGATACCGGACTCATGTCCTAGTTGATCGATGTTGATTTTCTTAGTTGTAATTATTTGACTCATCATCACACCTTTATTCCGAAGATAGAAGATCCTGCTTTAACTGAAGTGCCGTTTGCGCTGCTTGTATTCTGTGCCCATTGCAGTTGGACATCTCCAACAGTAGCACCATTGGAGATTGTGCCGTATAACTGAATCGCACGATTGTTAGCATCAACAAACAAATCTGCTGCGGTTCCACCTGCTGAAACAACTGTCAAAGTAGTTGAGCCGCCTGCATTAAAGATTACTTGGCTTGATGACCAAAGGACTGTGGATCCTGATGGCCCAGTAAAGGTGACTTTGATGTCTGGAGTTCCATCAGCGGCATAGGTGTAAAGCCATGCCTGGAAGATGTAAGTTTCATTGGCTGCTACTGCAAACTTTAACTGTGAATCATTAACTAGTGTTGTGCTGCTAGTAACTGTCTGATCAGATGACTTTCGCACTGACTTAACTGTTGCGCCAGATGTAAGTGTTGTCCATGCTAGACCAGTGCCAGCAGTAGAGTCTGCTGTTAGCACTTGACCATTGGTACCTACTGCTAAGCGAGCAGGTGTATCGGCTGCGCTTGCTGCAATTAAATCGCCTTTAGCATCAACGATTGCATTCTGAATAGCGTTGCTGTCATCTTGTGCAACCCATGAAAAGTCCATGTCTGTGCCAGATGCCTTAGCCAATACCTGACCAGTCGTGCCACCTTTTAGATCAAGCAGAGAAGCATCGATTGCATCTCCTAGACCTTCGATGGCTACTGCGCCATCCTTTACAAGGTCTGTAGAGGTTGGTACAGGCCAACCAAAATTAGGTGTAGTAGTTGCCATTAGGTTAGAGCTCCGATCGCTTTAGACCACTGTAGTGTACCATTTACGCCACTCCAGAGGATGTTATTAGGGCTTACTGTTGCCCATGTTGGGGCAATCAAAGAAAAGTCCGTAGGTGAGATATAAAGGGTTAGATCCACAAAAGTAGGTGTAGCTCTTAAAGCCACATTCTCTACGAAGCCAGAGAAGTAGCCATCAAACATGTTAGTAGGCAAATTGGTCACAACTACTGGCTGACCAAAGAATACGGCAATCAAGTCGTTACGCATTGCATCTGGCATGTCTGGGTTATCTAGGCGAAAAGTCACAGCCTCAAACTGGGTGCGTGGCAAACTTCTCAATCCAAGTTCACGGGTGGCAATAGCAGTGATGTCCGCAAGGTTCTTAATGTTAGAGTCGGCAGACTTCTCATAAAGCCCGTAGGTAGCTTGAGAGGCTGAATCTGAAGCACTGTAGGTTGATGCGTAACCTGTGCCGTAACGATAGATCAAAGAGTTACGAATACGAGATATCTGGGTAGTGGACTTAATGCTTGTAGGTGTGGCATAAGAGCCATCAAACTCTGTAGAACCATTGGCTGCAAGATAGTTGCTTCTGTGATCGGCATCGGCATAACAGACATTTCCAGTTTGTGAATCTTCGTACATCTGACCCAATGCAGAGGTAGCGATCTGATCGACTAAACTGCTGGACTTCTCACTCTTTGATGCAGCTTGGCTAATCATGGTATAGAAGCCTGAATCAACTTCACCCACATAAGACTCAGCATTAGCCCAAGTGACTGTAGGCGGATATGTTGCCCAAGTCGTAACGGGGTTTACTTCTGCCCATGACAAAGTCAAAGCAGCGTTTAGGATTGCTGCTATCTGTGCGCCATCTAAGGCTTCTGAAAGTGCAGTGTTATAAACAGCACGGGTTAGTTTAGCCAGTGAGCCTATGCCTAGAATTGTGCCAGTAGTAATAAAGCCTGTTTCTTCTGGGCTTCTGACTCCAATAGAAAAGTCTGATACTTCTCCACCAAATACCTTGACATAAGTTCCAGCAGAATTTTTAAGCTCTAAAAGGACTGGCTCTGTTACATTGATCGTAAAAGGTGCATTAGTCGTATTGATGATCTGTATCTGGCAGTAACCTGCTGTAGGTTGGCGATCAATGTCTAAGCGACCAGAAGCATAGGAAACAGAGGTGACAGTTGTATAGACATCATCACCTACTGTTACTCGCCACTCTGGAAACCATGTCATTATGCAGTAACTCTCAAAGTTCCACGATCAATAGCTTGTTGCAGGGTTTGGTTCATGAGCTCGGCTGCTGCATTAGGGTCTCCCACAACGCCAAAGTTATTTACGATGGTAACTGGAGTGCCAGAAGATGAAGATGTAGCAAAAGGATTTTTACCACCAGCAAATAAGTCTGCATACATGGCTGAGTTTAGATCCTCAAAGTATTGTAGTTCTTCTTTAGTAAATCCTCTTGGTGCTCTAACCCCGCCAGCCCCAGAAATAGGGTTTAAGCTGCTAGGCATAGAAGGAGCGGCTAAGGATGCTGCGCCACCGCCACCAACAGGCATGGCAATCTGCTTTAGTAAATCCAATGCTTGCTTCAGGTTATCTAAGTTAATTAGATCCTTTGGCTTGAGCGTGTCAAGGATTGATTTAATAGTTACTAGTTTTGCATCTTGCCCAGTTAAAGCAGCTAGGATGCCAAGGTCTGCATTAAGTTTGGATGTGGCAGCCTTGATCGCTGCTTCATCTTTAGAAGCCATAGCATCCTCTAAATCAGAGATTGACTTCTTAACATTAAGGCGAGCCGTGTCATTAGCAATCTGTAGCATCTGTGCACCATTGGTCGCTTTGCCTAGTTGCTCAGCTTGATTCTTGAGAGCTGCTGCGTTCTGGATCTTTTCCATGTCAAAGACTTCTTCACCCTTGTTAAGGGCAAGTTCGCCTTTAGCGACAAGAGCTTTAGCTTTGTCTGTAACTAATTGCTTATTCTTTAGAGATAGTCTTTCGCGCTCTCGTTTTAAGGAATCTTTCTCAAGTTTTGCTAAAAGTTCTTGTTGTCTTTTTTCAGAAACTGTAAGTTTAGCTTCTGCCTTTTTTACTGGTGGTATGATATTGACACCAATTTGAGCACCTGCAAAACCCTGGAAGATTTCCTTAGGCAGCTTCTTTAGATTCTGAAGAAGAGTCGGAATGACACCAATCGTACGACCTGTTTGGGCTGTTACCTTAGCCAATGCACTTGCGATATTTTCGATTGCATAAGCAGCATCTGTGGCTTCTGTGCCACCACCGATAGCAGCAAAGGCATCTACTAAACCACCACCGATTATCTCTGATGCGTTACCTGTCGCGATGGTCAAAGTATCCAAAGAATAAGCAGTTGAGCCAAGATAATCTTCTGCTGCTCCCGCTGATCTCTTTAAGATAACCCCAAGAATCTCGTTAAATGACTTGGATGTTAATTCTGCTCTGGTTAAACCTGTATTGTATTTAGTCAGACCTCTAGTAATTCCGACATAACCTTTAGCAAGATCCTCTGAGACTGTTGCTAGATCGATGCCAGATGCTCGACTGATAGTAATTGCATCGTTAAGAAGCTTTTGAGATTGGACTAACGAACCAGTAGTGGTAAGCAAACCCTGAAAGGCAGGGCGAAGAATGTCATCGGCAATCGCTGCGGATTTCTCTAACTTGCCAATGTAATCAGCGATAGCAGGATTAGCGAAACCAATTCCTAAATTCTCAACTGCTCGGCTTAGTCTGTTCGCCGCTGCTTCATCTTGTGCAAAAGCCTTTACGGATGCTTTGCCATAAGCGACAACAGCTCTTGTGCTAAAAGCCAGACCTAATGCCCCTGCCAATTTCTTGACATTCTTAGTCATCATTGTGGTTGCTGAGTCAGCTTCCTTAAATGCTTTTTTGCCTACAAACTCCGCTGCTAAACTAATGAGTACCGATGGCTGAGCCATTATTTAACCCCCACTGCTGCATCAAATTTCGCTTTAGATTTCTCAATAGCCTTAATAACTGCCGCGTTAGTTTTTCCGCCATCTTCAGCCCATGCGCGAAAGATTGCACGACCCTTCATCTTACGATTAGCGCGACCAGCTTGTCCTTGTTGTCTTTGATAAGCATTGACAATAGGTGAGGTGCGACTCATAGCATCGATAAATTGCTGACCCGCATTAGGATTATTGCTAAGAGATTGACCCTTAGATCCAGATCGGATCTTCTTTCCAAAATTAGAATGTCCTGGTGCTACTACTTCTACCAATGGAGCTTGTGGTCTGCCCTGTGGATTTAATCGACCGGCAGTCTCATAAATAGATCCAGAAGGTGAAGCATTAAATACACTAGCAAGAGAACGAAATCCAGAGCGATTGACTTTAGATGGCGTTGTCTTGTAACCAATGCCACGCTTGGCATCAGAAGATGACCAGACTCGATTACCCCAAGTGCCGTTATTACTTTTAGCCCATCCACTTAGAGGTGCGTTAGATGGAATAAACCCACGAGCCTTTGCAGTAATAGGCTTCAGGATTCCTGCTATTTCTTTTTGCGTTTCTTTAGCAAGATCAGGCGTAAACTCTTTAAGAGCTTTACGAAGTGCGATTGCGCCTTTTACCTCTGTTGGCATCGCTCACCTCTTTCGCTTCATCCTTGAGCCCCTGCACTAATGCATCGAGCATGGTCTTATCTAGATCCAACAACTGCTGTGGCGCGATTCCCAATCTAATGCTTAGCCTAGCAATTAGATAGGTGAACGGAAGATCGCGCTTTAAGCTAAAGGGTCTGAATCAAGCACCTCAACACTTTTAAGTGTCTCGATAAAGTCAATCCCGAAAGGCTTAACAGATTCACCTGCTCTGCGTGTTACTTCCCATGCTAACCAATAGACATCGCTCTGCTTTTCTTCATCGCGGAACGCC